TCGACAGCCAGGCCAAGCTGGCGCAGTCGCTGGGCACCACCGTCGCCTCGATCCAGACGCTGGAGCGCGCGGGCGAACTGGCGGGCGTGTCGATGTCGGGCATCGAGCAGGCCACCAAGGATCTCACACGCCGTCTCAGCCAGGCCGCGGCCGGAACTGGTCCCGCCGCCGACGCGCTGGACCGGCTGGGGCTGTCGGCCACCGACCTGATCGCGCTGCCGCTGGACGAGCGCGTGGGGGCGATCAACGCCGCCATCGAGGAGTTCGTGCCGGCGGCCGAGCGGGCCGCGGTGGCGGGCCAGCTTTTCGGCGAGGAAGGCTCCATCGCCATGGGCCGGATCGACAGCACAACGCTGCGCCAGGCGACGAAAGATGTGCGCGCCTTCGGCGTCGTGGTGTCTGCGCAGGACGCCGCACAGATCGAGCGGACCAACGATGCGATCTCGCGGCTGGGTCTGATCTGGCGCGGGCTGGCCAACCAGCTGGCGGTCGCCGCGGCCCCGGCGCTGGAGGCCGTGGCCGACGCGATGGCCGCACTCGCCGAACGCAGCGGGCCCGTGGGTCGTGCCATCGAGCTGGTGCTGGGCAACCTCGACCGGCTGGCGGCCACGCTTGCGGCGGTTGCGGGGCTGGTGGCCGGGCGCTTCGTGGCGGGAATGGCGGTTGCAGCTGTCAGCGTGCGCGGTCTGGCCACGGCGCTCGCGCTGCTGCGCGGGGCGCTCATACGGCTGCCCTTTGTAGCGCTGGTGATCGGGGCGCAGGAGCTGATCCTGCGCTTTGGCCGGCTGGTCGCGGCGGCGGGAGGTTTCTCCGAGGCCCTCGATCTGCTGCGCGACGTGGCATCCGAGGTCTGGGACCGCATGGGCACCGGCGCATGGGCGCTCGGGGCGACGGTGGCGGCAGCATGGGCGGGAATTCGCGCCAGCGTGGCCGGCGGGGTGCAGGCCAGTCTGGATGCGGTGGCGCGCGGGGCGTCGCTGATCCTCAACACCTGGCGCGGGGCTTTTGCAGCGACCCGGGCGATCTGGTCCGATCTACCGGCCGTGCTGGGCGAGGTCGTGACCGGCGCGGCCAATGCCATGGTGCGCGGCGTGGAGCGATTGCTGAATGCGGTGATCGGGCGCGTGAACCGCTTCATCGCCGGGATCAACACGGTGCTCGCCGCACTGCCCGCATGGGCCGTGGGCGAGGACGGGCTGCGCATCGGCGCGCTGGACGATGTCAGCCTTGGCAGTTTGGGGAACCGGTTTGAGGGGGCTGCGCGCGATGCCGGCGGCCGGGCAGCGGAAGCGTTCACGCAAGCCTTCGAGCGCGAGTACCGGATCCCCAATCTCGGGCTCGGGGCCTATGCAGCCGACGCCCGCGCCACGCAGGACGCGCTGCGCGGCGTGGCCGAGGAGCTGCGCGGGGCGGCGACCGGGCCATTGGAATCCGTGGCGGCGATCCGCGAGGTACTGGCGCGGACCTCGGAGGTGGCCGATGGGGCGGCGGACTCCGTGGCCGGGATCGGGGACGCCTTCGACGGCGTCTCCGGTGCCGGCAAGGACGGTGCAGCGGGCGGTAGCAGTTCTGGCGGCGCGGCTGGTCGTGCTGCCGAGGCCGCGACGACCGCCGGCAACGCGATTGCGGCGGCCGGCGAGACAGCGGCGCGGGGCTGGAATGCGGTCGCCGACAGCCTGCAGGACTATGCCGGGCGCGCGATGGAGACAGGCCGGCAGATCGGCGACGCGCTGGTCAGCGCCTTCCGCGGGGCCGAGGATGCGCTTCTGACGCTGGTTACGAAGAGCAAGGTGGATTTCCGCGATCTGGCGAACTCAATCCTGGAGGACATCACCCGCATCGCGCTGCGCTCGGCGGTGCTCGGCCCCCTCGCCAACTGGCTGGGCGGCGCGCTCGGCGGGATCGGAGGCGGGCTTGGAGGTAGCCTGGGCGGCAGCCTCACCGCGGCGGTGGCGCATTCGGGCGGCGTGATCGGCGCCTCAATGCTGCCGCAGCGGCAGGTGCCCGCCATGGCCTTCGCCGGGGCACCCCGCCTGCACGCGGGCGGCATGGTCGGTCTCCGCCCGGACGAGGTCCCCGCGATCCTGCAGCGCGGCGAGCGGGTGCTCTCGCGCCGCGAAGTGTCCGAGGGACAGCGCGGCGGTGGCAACGGCCGTGACGGAGGTGTCACCGTCAACATGACGATCACCACGCCCGATGCCGACAGCTTCCGCCGGTCGCAGGGCCAGATCACCGCCGAGATGAGCCGCGCCATCGCGCGGGCACGGCGCAATCGGTAGGGCCAATCAGACAGGGCAATCCATGACCGACTTTCACGATGTGCAGTTTCCGGCCACCATCGCCTACGGGGCCAGTGGCGGGCCGCGGTTCCTGACCGCTATTACCGCCACGCAGAGCGGGCGCGAGCAGCGCGTGGCGCAGTGGCAGGGCTCCCGCGGCGAATGGAACGTCTCCACGGGCATCCGCTCGCGCGCCGATGTCGCGGCATTCCTCGCCTTCTTCTATGCCCGCCGCGGCCGCGCACACGGGTTCCGCTTCCGGGACTGGACGGATTTCCGGGCGGCGGGACAGCTGCTGGGAACTGGTGATGGCGTACAGACCGCGTTCCAGCTGGTCCGGCGCTATGACAGCGGTGGCGTGGTCCATGAACGGCGCATCACCCGGCCGGTCGAGGGCACGGTCACGGTCTATCGCGATGGCGTGGAGGTGACCAATGGCCTGTCCGTCGATCACGCGACGGGCCTCGTCACCTTCTCGGGCGCACCGAATGAGGGTGTCGCAGTCACCGCGGATTTCGAGTTCGATGTGCCGGCGAGGTTCGACACCGATGCCGCCGATCTCACCGTCGAGACCTTCGAGATGCAGCAATGGGGCCGCATCACCGTGGTGGAGATCCGTGAATGAAGACCGTATCCCCCGAACTGGCCGCGCATCTCGACGGAGATGTGCTCACATTGGCGACCTGCTGGCGCCTCGCGCGCCGCGACGGCGTGGTGTTTCGTGCCACCGATCACGATGGCGATCTCGCGGTCGGTGGCGAGATTTACCGCGCCCGCGCCGGCTATTCGCGCACCGCAGTGGCCACCGAGGCGGGGCTGGCGGTCGGCAATGTCGATCTCGAGGGCGTGCTCGACGATGCGGGTCTCGACGCGGACGCGCTGCGCGCCGGTCTCTATGACGGCGCCGAGGTGCGGATCTTCGTGGTCAACTGGCAGGACCCGTCGCAGGGCACCCTCCGGCTGCGCCGTGGCTGGCTGGGAGAGGTGATGCTGTCGAGCGAGGGCCAGTGGCGCACCGAGCTGCGCGGCATGTCCCAGGTGCTCGCACAGCGGCTGATCGAGCCCTACACGCCGGACTGCCGCGCCGATCTCGGCGATGCGCGCTGCGGGGTGGAGATCAGTGACCCGCAATGGACACGGCCCGGTCTGGTCACCGCACCGCTCGATGCGCTCTCCTTCACGGCCGCGATCGATGTCACGGGCAAGCCCGACGACTGGTTCGCCGGCGGCGTGATCCGCTTCACCTCTGGGCAAAACAGCGGCCGGGCCATCGAGGTGCGCGGCTCGGACCTGGCGACAGGCGATCTGGTGCTCTCCTTCCCGCCGCCCTTCCCGGTCGGGACGGGCGACGCGTTCGAGATCTATCCGGGCTGCGACAAGCGGCTCTCCACCTGCATCGAGCGGTTCGACAATGTGCTCAATTTCCGGGGCGATCCCTTCGTGCCGGGGGCCGACAAGCTGACAGAGACGCCAAATGCACGATGAGCCAAAGCAGCGTGAGCCAGTGTGCGGTGACGACGTGATCGCCGAGGCACGCCACTGGATCGGGGCGCGCTGGCGCCATCAGGGCCGCGGGCCAGCCGGCGTGGACTGCATCGGGCTGCTGATCGTCGTGGCCGATGCACTCGACCTGCCGCATCACGATGTGACGGGCTATGACCGGCGCGCCAGCGGCACCAGGCTGCTGGAAGAATTTGCGCGCGCGCTGGATCCGGTCGCACTGCCCGACGCGCGGCCGGGCGACATCCTGGTCTTTGCCGAGACCAGCTATCCCTGCCATGCCGGGTTTCTCACCGCGCGGCACGGGACCCCGCATCTTCTGCACGCGCATGCGCTGCGGCGCTGCGTGCTCGAGGAGCCGCTGATCGAGCCCTGGCTGTCGCGCCGGCGCGCGGCGTGGCGCATTCCGGGGGTGGTCTGATGGCGGTGCTGGCCATCGCCGGCGCGGGCGCGCTCGGCAGCACGGCGCTCGGACTCGGCTGGCAGGCCGGCTGGCTGATCGGCTCGACCGTCGGCTCGCTGCTGTTCGGCCCCGACCAGCCGGATATCGAGGGCCCGCGGCTGCGCGATCTTTCCGTGACCTCCTCGGCCTGGGGCGCGCCGATCCCGCTCATCTACGGCACAATGCGCGCCTCCGGCAACGTGATCTGGGCACCGGGGATCCGCGAAGAGCGCCAGACCCGCAAGGTGGGCGGCAAGGGCGGCGGCGGTCAGCGTCAGACCACCTATGGCTACTACGCCTCCTTCGCGCTCGGCCTCGCTGAAGGCCCGGCCGGGGATCTCATCCGGATCTGGGCCGATGGCAAGCTCATCCATGACGCGCGCGGCACCAATCCGGATGTCTCGATCCCCGGTCTGGCGTTCCGCTTCCACGAGGGAAGCGAGGACCAGCTGCCCGATCCGCTGATCGAGGCCACGGAAGGTCATGGCCGCACGCCGGCCTTTCGCGGGCTGGCCTATCTGGTGTTCGAGGATCTGCCGCTGGAGAATTTCGGCAACCGCATCCCCAACATCACCGCCGAGGTGACCTTCAACGCGCAGGAAGCATACCCCGCGCTCAAGAGCACCAACCTGCCGGGTGGGGCGCTCGACAGCGTGCTGACAAGCTACGGCGCAACCGACTGGCCGCGCCAGCGCCAGCTCATGCTGACCCCGGACGGTCTGCGGCTGTTCGATCTGCGCACGCTGGAGGAGCTCGCGCAGGCACAGCCCGAGGATATGATTTCCGACGCGCTGGCCGACGCATTGAACCTCTACAGGGACAATTTCGGGTTCGATCACTGCTTCATCGGCGGCGACGGGTATGCCTACACCCAGCTGGGCATCAGCAACACCAAGCCGATCGTGAAGATCGATCTCGACGCGATGGCGGTCGTGGACAGCTTCGGGCGCCGCAGCAACAGCCTGAGCAACAATGCAGGCGGGTTCGTATCGCTGACGACGCTCGGCTGGATGCGCGCGCTCAGCCTGACCGGGCCTGTCGATGTGCTGATCGCCTCGGGCCGGTTTGGTGGCGGTCATGGCTGCGTGCGGGCCGATACCATGGAGTTCCTCGCCAACCTGCCGCGCATGGGCCCGGGGCCGACGAATGTCGAGAACATCGTGCAGGGGCGTGTGGGCGAAGGCCTCGGCGAGGCATGGATCCTGCGCACGTCGAACACCGGCACGGCCAGCACCATTCCCATCGAACGGCTGCGCCTGCGTCCGGGCGCGCTTCAGCCGGTCGTCGAGAATGCCGGGCACTGGCAGCTGACCCCGGCCGACATCCACCCTGACGCGACAGGATTCACATATGAGCCGGCCGGCGCGGTGTATGATCCGGTCGATGAC